GAAAGAAATTTTGATGGGTAAGAAGCTGGAAGATATTCCTAAAGACCACGCAGCTAACCTAGCGATAGTACTTGAAAGAATTAATAAGGTAAGAGAAAAATACGGTAAGCCGATGACTCCAACTTCTGTTTATAGAAGTATGGCGGAGCATTTGGCTATTTATGCTAGGAAGGGAATTACTGATAAGAAACTGATTCCAATGAAGAGTAAGCATTTGTTTGGTCAAGCTATTGATATTGCTGACCCAAATGGTGAATTGGATAAGTGGTGTAGAGCTAACGAGAAGTTTTTATTGGAAGTAGGTCTTTGGCTTGAACATGATTCTAAAACACCGGGTTGGGCTCATTTTCAAATTATACCCTACGGTTCTTGGGCTAATGGTAAAACTATTTGGTTTATGCCTTAACGAGGTAGTGGGTGAGTTTTTCTTTGTTCTTTGATTTCGTCATGGTCAAGCTCAACCCACTTGATTTTACCCTCTGGACCAAAGCCAAAAGATTTAGGTAGGTAAGTTATCTTACAACGACAATTTGGATGTAGTCCGGGTAGTTTAGGGTTCGGGTCTCCGACCTTATGATAGCCAGCTCCAATCTCAGATAAGTACCAAAGTCGCGGAGTTTTTCTATCTGGAAGTAAATGTAGAATCCATTCTTCATCACCTGTTTTATCATCTTTTGTTACAAGAAAGAAAACAACAGGGTCTTTATCTCCAACATCGTCAGCAACTTTTTGAATTTGTAGTGCGGTTCCTGTATTCACAGCTTTATTAGTCTCACTATTAACAATCAACTTTAAATGGTTCTGAGCCTTTCCCATCTCTTCAACAACAATTTTTCTAATTTTACTCGGAGCTATTTGCTTGTTATTGGCAAAAGTTTCCTGAGCGTATGCGTTAGCTGTTTGAACGGCTCTAGCTTGAGTTCTTTCTTTAAGAGCATCAATATAATTAGCTGCAACTCTTAGACATCCCTTAAGAGTATCCTCCTCGTCTTGATTGGGCTTCCTATGACCTAGCGCCTGTAGGAATAACGATGTTAGATTACTTCTAGTGGTGGTAAAAACTATCCTCTTATTTCTAGAAAGCTTCGGTATAATGCCCAAGAAATCTAAAGTGATTTCATCAAACTGAGCACCGATGATTTCCTCAATCTTATCGATAATTTTAAGTGGAAGACCTTTCATTACAGTTTAAGACCTTCAGTTGCAATCAATTCTTCTAGATTCTCAGCAGTCATCTTAGATTCTTTTTCCCACTTGCCCAATATACTATCTACAAGTTTTTTCTGAGCCGTAGCTACCGCTGGTTTATTAGCCTTCATTTTAGCTTTTTGATTCTTTCTTACATTGGATAAAGCTTCAACAGCCTTTCTCAAATCCGTTACCGTAGGTTTTTCTCCCTTAGCGACCAAACTTTCAAGCTCATTGATATGGTTATCAAGTTCAGTTCCCTGACCCGGCTCCATCTCTTGCTCTTCTTCCATTTGAGCCTGTTCCATACCTTGCTTATCCTGAGGCGCTCCGCCTTGCTCTTGCATAGCAGCTTCCTCTTCAGACATAGGCTGACCTTCTTGACCGGGCTGACCACCCTGCATCATAGCTGCTTGTTGAGCCATTTGCTGAGCTTGCTGCTCCATTTGCATTTGCATGTTTTCAACTTGAGCATCTTTCATGCCTTGCTCATAGCCGAGTCTAAAAGCTAAGTCGGAAGACTTAATCAATTGCGCTCTCATTTCCTTGTACTTAGCTTTGTAGTCCATTGACATAATATTCTCCTATTCGTTTTCGTCTAAATAATCTTTAAGTAATGCTTGTAGAATCTGGAATGAATCAGACCTTGTTGCATAGTAAGCTTTAACTGCGTTTGGATTAAACTGAGCTAAAGTTTGAATATGCTGAAGAGCAAATTGATTCTGGGTGTACTTCAACATAGGGTCTAATCTAGCGGCTGGATTATCCATGAATTCGCTAACGATTTCATTTACGCCGATATAAGAACTCATAACTTGCTGGTACTGCTCATTGAACGGCATTGCGCCACCCATATGAGGACCGACAGGCTGCTTGTCAACCTCATCCATTACATCATCGTAAGTGTAATGAATAGGCATATCCCTAGCTAAGCGCTGAGATTCGCCTTCTTTTGTTTCGGCATCGTATCCAGCAAATGAAATATAACAAAGCTGTGCTAATTCTTGATCGATTAAAGGAAAGATTTTTTCGTTGAAGAAATCTTGGAATTTCAAGATAAGAGGTCTTAATCCAATATCTCTAGCAGCAATCATCTTGTATTCGTTAGAAGACTCAGACATACTCTGTTGAGACGTAGCTCTTGACAAGTGACCAAAGCCCGGAAGCTCATCTGGAGACATACCAAAAGCCATAAGGATGTTACGGGTAGTTTGGTCGAATAGATATTGGAATTCGCCATCTTTACGTTGAGGCTGAGTTGATACCCAATTTACTTGGTCTTTAGTACCAACACCAAAAATAGGTGTACGGAAAGAGTTAGTTACGTTATTAATAGAGGCGTTGTACTGTTGTTTAATATCTTCAATTGTGGATGAATCGATTTCATCAGACTGGATAACTAACATACCACGAGCAGCACGACCGTTCTGGAAATACAATTTATTATAGATTTCAATTGAAGTATGAGTTGTAACTGAAGTAATAATTGTATCAAGTGGAGTTACAGGATAGCCATTATGCTCGATATCTGAAGAAGGATATAGGTTATAAACCAACATCTCCTTAGGAGTGAAAGCTTGACGAGGAATTCCTTCTACCACTTGAATCCAAGCGTATTCATCTTGCTCAAGCGCTCTTGGGTCAATTTTTACACCAGTCAAGTTTTCAATTAATTTAAGCGAGTTTCTTCTGATTCCTTCAGCCGATTCGCCTTTTTTAACTGCTTTATACATTGTACCAGCATCAATAGCTCTGAATCTGTTAAAGGCTTCATTATCAGTATCTGAATATACAACTTCAGTAGCAAATCTACCAAAAGCCAATCCATTCCTAACTGAAAGGTCTAGATATTCAGAAAGAGTCATTTTCTCCTCTTCCTTTAAACCTTGCGTATGACCGCAATTAACAAGTAGTTTAGTAAACTCAGAAATCCTTTGCTGAACTTGAACCATTTGCTCTGGTTCAATATAATCCTTTAGTTCAGTTTTAATATCTACTTCAATACCAATGTCAAAACGGTCTTTACGAACATGACCAAACATCGATAAGTGATTACCTCTTGCTCTTAGAATACCGGCAATAAGGTGGTTTTGTACACGAATTTGCTTGATGATTGAATCTGGCAATAGATTGCGCTTGGTCTTGAATACACCAGCATAATGATCTACTTGATTTGGCTGTTCTGTAAAAGCAAGCCTAGGCGATGCGCTTTTCTTATTAGCCGTACCAACCGCTGATTTAATTAAATCAGACATTTGATAGTCTTTACCAGCGTTCTTTAGAATAGCGTTATTATACGTTTCTTGCAGGGTTTGAACATCATCTCTATTTAAATTTTCACCGCCAGCGGCGTGAATTATTTTTTTATCACTCATATTATTCTGCCGTTAGAAACGTTACAGTAGCCGTTTCTTGTGAATTATTTGTTATTTCAGCCGATGACATAGTTGTATTTTGCATAAAACAACCTGACTTAAGCTTAAGACCTAGGATAACAGGCTCAATAGTGTTTGAGTTAGTCCCATTGATACTAATAGAAATCTTTTTGTCGGATTCAACATAAATGAATTTTTTAGACTGATTAAAGATTCTGAGGTTTTCAGAAATAGCCAGCTCTTCAGGAAGTGGGCTTAAACTATAGAATTCAATCTTATTGTCTTGAACGTCTGTGATTTGGTAAGTACCTTGAGAGACAACCGAAAAACCAGCATCAATAGCTACGTCATCTCCGATCTGGACACCTGCTGAAGAATAAGCCCTAACTTGGTCAGCAAAGCCAGCTCCAAGGGTCACAGGACCTTCAGCAGATACGGATGGATTTTCTACAGTGAACGAAGTAGTTGTTTTAGACAAGACCTTAAATTTGCCTTGATTAGCTACGTTAAATTGAGAACCGATTCTAACTTCGTCGCCCACTACAAGGGAGGCTAGATTGAGTAGTGTTCCGCCGGAAGATGTAAAAATTGCTAAGGTAGCATTCTTTGTTACTGTAATTTGAGATGTAGCGTTTTGACCTAAGCTTCTAAGAGTTCTAAAGGCAGGAGCGGTTCCTGAATTATGCTTTAAGCTGTATGTATTAGCAGTACCCGATTTAAGACTTAGATCATAGGTCGTAGTACCATCGTCGGATAAAGTTACTTCACCCGAGAACAAGCTTAAAACCTGACCGGGAGCTAGTTTAACTGTAGAGGCGCTAGGTTCTTCAATAGAAGCGCCTTGGAGGTCGTTGACCCACTTAAAGATATTTTTGGATGGATTATTGGTCGGATTTTCGTCTTCGTATGCCGTCACCGCTAAAAATAGATTCATTTTACTCATTTTCGTCTCCAGTATTGTATTATACCATTTAAAGATTGCTTTTTCTGCGTAAAAACCTTGAATTATTAAAGATTTTTGCGCCAATTACATCCACAAAACCTTTTTCTTAGTAGGAGCTGTGTCGTCTTTCTTTTCATTTTCGTAATTAGGAGCTAACTCTTTGATTTTATTAACCATGATATTAGTATTAGCCTTTACTACAGCCTCTTTAACACCGTTTAGCTGAACATTATCTTTAGCAGCCAAAGGGTAGGTAAACATGATTTTCCCACCTTTAGCGAATATGTTCTGAAACGGGTATCTGAGAGAATCCAAAGCATCTGAGTAGCCGTCAGAATCATGGTATGGCTCTCCTTCGATAACATCGCCCTTACGGTCTAGCTGCCATTTGTACTCACTAAAAGAATCAATATAATGTTTGTTTTTAGGGATGTCCAATATGAAGAATCTTCGGGTATTGGAAGAGTCTACAATTCTAGACTGAATAGCAGCAATCCCATCAGCTACGACTTTCTTGAATTCAGGACACTTTAAACCATGTCTTTTGAGGGTAGCTATATATGCCGGGTAGGCTTGGTCCACATACCATTTATCTACACCCCATAATTGATTCAATTCTTTAATGTATTTTACAATATCGTCCAATTCTAATTTATCTTGAATAAAGCTATCTACAAGCCAAACCTCTCCATTTGGAATAAGAGCAAGTACTACCAAGGAGGTGTAATCCGTATACCCCCAGTCAGCTCCACCGATGAAAGTAATACCTAGATTTACTAGCATATCTCTTAGAAATTCATGGCTGGTGTTGTGAGGTATCTCTCCTGTTAATTTTAAAAAACAGTCTTGAATAGATATTACGTTAGACATACCATCAAAACGAGGATAAACAAGTCCCGAGGTAGATGGCTTTTGACACATTAGCTGAGCTTCAGCCATATCTGGTGAAAGTTGATTAAAGTTGTTTTTTACAGCCGATACGGGCTTATATAAATATCCCACATCCTCTTGATTTCTATCTACTAGATAATTTCGCATTACAGGAAGTAGTGGGTGGGTAGCGATTCCGGCGTAAGCTTCAAAACGCTCATAATCATTTCTATGTTCGTCAGTTAACCCAGCCCATTCAGACTCTGAAAGGTTGACCATAGGAAGACCTCTTCCTAGATACCTAACAACTTTAGGTTCATCTATCCTAGCTATCTCTACAGGCACTCGTTCGGTAATGTCGAGGATATTCCAACGCAAAACCTCACCACCAGCGGCAATTGTTTGTTTAAGGGTTTTCTCCATAAGTCCACCAGCAAACTTTCTAGTGGACAGATAAACCGTCATAGGAAAGTATTTACCAAAAACAGACGGAATCATCTTAGCTTCTTCTAAAGCTTTTGGATTCTGAACAACGTCAACCTCGTCGATAAATAACATAGGTACGTGCTCGGAGTTAGCACCTGCAATAGTAGCAATAATGATTTTTAAGTAGATATTTCTACCATCGTCAGTAATCCATTCAATAACTCTTTTATTGTTTGAATTCTTTTTCCAGTTGTGGTTTTCTAGATACTTCCCAATTCGACGGAAGAATAATTCTACGTACTGAACCGCCTTCTGAGATTGTGGTTCAATTGCAGCCATGTGAGCTACAGAGATTCTGAAGTGAATCATACATAGAACTTCAATAGCTGCTGCGGAGAGGGTTTTATAAGAGTCACGAGAAGAAAGCATACATACTTGAGGTACGTTTTCACTTTCCCCAGTTTTCATTAGTTCGTAGATTCGCCACATAGCTTCAGTGGGAGAATGAGTAGAGTCAGGATGAACAACGCCCATAGGGAAATAGATACCGAAATAGAGCGACATCCACTCTCTCAGCTCTTCAGCCGAATTAAGCATCTCAAAGACTAGCTTTGATTTATGTTCTTCTAAGTCATTGTCTTGAATCATTTATTACTCACGAACGTTCATTCGCTTCATTACGCATATTTTCTGCATTATCTAGTGTTTGTCTAAAATTTTCTTCATCTAAAGCATGTTGGCGTTCAAGCTGACCATCTCTAGGGAAAGCTACGATACCACCAAGAGTACCCATTACTGAAGCAATTGATACAGCGTTTTTAAGCGCTTGCTCTACAGCCAAGGTAGCGTCAAAAATACCCAACTCTTTGGCTTTTCCGAATACTCCATTCTCTACATCATAAACCAAGTCTTTATTTTCGAGGAGCTTGCCTAGAATTTCCTGTTGCTCATCTACGTTATATCCAGCATTATCTAGTAGCTTATAGAAAGGAGCCGCAAGAGACGGGATAAGTACATCTTGCATAATTTCTTTATTCTCAGTTTCAGCCAATAGTCCAATTAGTAGATTAATCAATACACGACATCCACCCGGAAGACAACCGTGACTAATAGCAGCTCTTACCGCACAAACAGCGTCTTCAGCTCTATCAGCCTTCTCTTTTAGTTCAGCGTTAGAAGAGCCATAGATTTTAAGTTGAGCAATACCGTTAGTAAGTTTACCAAGTCTTTCTTCTAAAAGAATCTTTTCAATCTTAGATTCAGATTGATTCATTCTTGTAGAAATCTGACTAGCTCTGTCTTCAACATTCAATTGGTCTGGCTCACCTACAATAGTAGTGCGGAAGCGATAGATTTCAATCTTTTCCATATTCTTACCAAAATCTTCCGGCAAGGCATCTAGGAGAGAATTGTTCATATCAAAAATCTTAGCGCCAGTAAAAGCTGAGATATCCATAAGGAATTCTAGCTGACCATTAATGATTTGGCTAAGAGGAGTTGTTAAAGGAACGATATTAATAGTCTGAGGATTAGGAAAGTTAAAAGCAAGTTGTGTTAGAACTTGGTCTGAGAAATTATGAGCTACAATAACTACGTTTTTAAACTCAGATTTACCGCTTACGTATTCTTCACCAATACTTTCTAGTACTGGTTGAATTTGAACCATATCGGTAATATTACCATCAAATAAGATAAATAAAGGTTTATCAAGTAAACATCTTTGATTACCTTGGTCATTAATAAAAGCAGGGTGGAACTTACCAATACTCTCTTCATAGCCTTTATCTACTGGAAAACCTTCGATAAGTTTAACTTCATATTGACCGCTTGGACCAGAAAGCTCTTGGATAGTTACGTGAGACGATGCTCCGTAGCCTACTTCTTCAAAGGCTTGAATTACAGCTTTAGCCATATCCTTATCACCGTTAACTGAAACGGTAGCAACTCTTTCTAGAAGGTCTTGGTTCTTAGTTGTAATCTTGATGGATTGCTTTCTGATAGATGGAACTAGAGTTTCATCTAAAGTTCTAGCGATAATACGTGCTACCTTTTGAGGAGAATAGCGTCTATTCTTACTGCAAAAGTCAAAAAGGTTTTTAATTAGAGCTGCTGAAATAACGGTGGCGGTTGTCGTACCATCTCCAGCTTCGTTAACTGTACGAATAGCAGCATCACGGGTTTGCTCGATAATAAGATGTTTAAATGGGTCGTGAGAACCTAAGGCTCTGAAAATACTAACACCGTCTTTAGTGTTCTTGTTTGGGATACCTTGTAAATCACTTTCGATTATGATTACCCGACCGCCCGGACCTAAAGATTTACCTACAACTCCTGCAATTTCATCCATAGTTTCTACAATTATCTTTTGTAACTTCTTGTCATCACTAGTAAACATCTTGGCTGGGGATTTAACTTTACGGCTCATTATTCATTCCTTTACGGTTATATGTCTATTCTATTATACCATAAGTTTCTGTCGGATTTTGCTTTGGCTCTGGATACTTGCCTTCGTATTTCAAGCACACTTGTTCAAAGCAAGTATCACAATAGTCATTATCATCTTCTATTTTCAATGGATTGTTGCCAAACTTACCAAAACTACTAAGTATCTCAGGCTCGCACCCGCATTTTTTACATTTAAAACTACTCATCTTCATCATCCCATATTTTACGTTTAGATTCAAAGAACTCATTTATATTCTCGTTAGTAGATTCTACTACTTCTTTTTCGATAATAGCTTTTTCTATTTGCTCTTGCTTCTTTTTCTCTGCCTTAGGGATGGGTGATTTTTTAGGCTCTTTATAAGTTTTAAGGATTTCGTCTTGAATAGACTTAAGCTTCTGTTCATAATATATGACACGAAGCTTAGTTAGCTCTAAAAGATGAAAGATTTCATTAGCTTGCATCTCAAGCTCTGTAGGTAGTCGATTTTGTTTGGTTTGTAAGTAGTCGGGATTACTAGGCAATGAAGCTGCCCAATTATGAATTTCATCACCTAGAAGGTCTCTAGGTATTACAGAATCCTTAGCTTTTGCATCTCTTCCGGTGTAAGTACATTTTCTTATCATGTAGTTATTATACCACAAATAAAAAAGGGTAGCCGAAGCTACCCTTAGTTTTCGTAAGACTTTTTAGAAATACTATCTATGCAATTGCCTGAACGGCGTCTATCATTGCGTTAAAAGCAGATTTGAAATCTTCAGCAGCCTTACGACTAGCCATAGCGATAACTAGAATTTCAAAAGTACTATCTGACATTTTATCAGAGCCCATAGCTGCTTTAGCTGGTGCTAAGTTAGCGTCAGAGGCATCTGTTCCACCTGAAAGAACAATACTTGCTGTATGAATTTGAGCACCGTCTCCAGAAGTAAGTGTAACTTGATTGCTTGGGTTAGCTGCGTTCCAAGCTGCAATTCTAGCCGTAACTGTTGCGCCTGTAGCGGTTAGAGTAATATTTCCCGCTGCTCCAGCAGTATTTGCAGTAATAACTACAGGAGTAGTTAGTCCAGCTACAGTACCTGAAAAAGAACCTGCAGTCGCCAAAACTTCTAGTCCATCAGCCTTAGCTTCAAGTACGGCTACCATACCATTAATTTTTTTAGATAGTTCTTGACCTGCCTTGCGATTAGCAAGAGCAACAATCAAATACTCTTCGACTCTTTTGTTTTCTGATTTAGCCAATCCGCTAAGAACGGCTTGAGCTGCTGCAGCATTTGCTGGAGTAGCATCGATTAAACGAGCCGCTACTTCACTCCCTAGCTTTCTGTTAGCCATACATACGATCAGAATCTCTTTTGCACTTTTTGATAACATACTATTCTCCTAGAACGTTTTACCGTAACGCATTATTGCGTACTAGTCTTAATTATTACACCAATACTCTAAACCCCAGTTTTCATTTATTTCAACGTGAAGCTGGTCTACTATATCGTTTGGGTCTAAATAAGCCCATATATCACATTCTTTATCGGGGTCATTTGACGGGTCGATTTTTTGATTTTTATCTACCTTAACATCAAATATATATACTAACATTTTCTTTTTTTCTTTAAAGCCGACTCTTACAAGTTTAGCATCGTTACCCGTCAACCCAGTCTCTTCTTTCAACTCTCTCAAAACACCTTCATAAGGGTCTTCGCCTTCATGTAAATGACCGCCCGGATTAGTATAGAGTCCGTTATCATTACGCATTCCAAACAATACGTTATCGTTTTCATCACGAATAATAGCTACGGCAACTCGTTTAGTTTTCATTAACATTTCCAACGCTTGAGAGAGGCTCCTTTTGGAGTTAATTTACCTTCTTTAGAAGTTGGACCTTTTACGCCTGACATTCTAGCACAAAAACTTTTTCTACGTTTAGCAGATTTAGAGCCTGCTTTTACTTTACCCGTAACAGGTCTTTTTAAATTAGAACCATGTTCTCTATTGTATTTTTCACGAGCTTTATCGTTCAATCCACCTTCCTTAGAGTGTTTTTTTGAATTATAACCATGGAAAGGTTTTTCTTTTTTTTCAATATCTTCGTGATTTTCTTGCCATCCATCTAGCTCTGCTTTAATTATAATATCAACTGTCTTATCTAATACAGCTTCGCCCCAAACAATTTCAGCGGTTCCATCTTCATATTTATATAAATGAATTTCATTTGAAGGTACTTCTGCTTTTTTAATTGGCTTGCAAGAACCCTGACTAAAAGCTTTTTTACCGGGCGTAGGCTCATAGCCATCCCAACATCTACCTTTTTTTTCCATTTTAGGTTTTTTAAGGTCTGGTTTAGTATCGGTTACGCAAGATTGTTCGTTAAATTTAAGTTCTTTTTCTTCACCGTTAGCAGGACTTTTGTCTTTTTTAGCTGAAGGTTCTTTATTTGGTAATTTATCTTTATCCATTGAAATTTTAGGTGCTTGAGAGCCAATCTTTTGTTTTCTCCAAGGATGGTTAGCTTTAGGTTTTTCTGGATTTGGATTGGCTTTATTAATATCCCCACCCTCAATCTCATTAGCAAGCTTTTCAAGTCCAATTTCAGACTTTTTAAGCTGAATATAGGCGTAAGTCTTTGCAAATGCTAAAACTTCCTCTTCAGAAGCTTCGGGCATTTTAGATTTAGCGATATCAATTAAAAGGTCTTTGTTTTTAAACAAATCAAAAGCTTCATCTGACATAGACTTAAGAATTTCTTTTTTAGCTTTTGCCATATCTTTCTCGCTCATATTTATTTTAGTTTTAGTTGTAGGAGCCGTCATATTCTTACCGACAGGTTTTTTAGTTAATTGCTTTCTAACATTGGATTCAGTTTTCCAAGTTTCAGGGTCTTTATAGATACTTGCACCAGTACGCATTTTTTGTTTTCTGTATTCTATTTTAGT